GTGTCGGGGGTGGCGGCGGCCTGAGCGGCAGCGCGGGCGCGGAGGAGGTCGGCGAGCTTGGACATGGTAGAGACTCCGTTGGTGTTGGTGGCAGTGGACTGAGACAGAGGCGCGGATGGGGCCGATGCGTTGATGCGGCCGATGTTGGCGAAGGGGCTGGGGGTGGGTGCGCCGGTGGGGTTGCCCCGGTCGCAGAGAGACAGGAACGGGCAGCCCCCGTAGGCGCTGCACGCATCGGACTGTGCAGGGACCTCCGTGGCCGACTCCTTCAGGGACCACTCCGCCATGCGGTTGGAGATGGGCACGATGACCTCGCCCCACGTCTTGCGCACAGCGGAGGCGCTGAGCATCGCACTCGCGCTGCCCCGCCTGCAGGTCCCCTTGTGGACCTGATGGTGGCTGACGGTCACGGCGGGCGGGCGGTAGGTGTCCACGGCCCAGCGGGCGTAGGGGACCATCTGCAGGTCCGTGGCCAGCTCCTCGTCGGTCTTGGCCCACTGCCAGTCGCTGATGGACTTGAAGTCTACCAGCTCGATGTTGTGGGGCGCCGCCGATGCGTCCACGAGGTCGATGTAGCCAAGCAGCGGCACGGGGAGCCCGGTGCCCTCGGTCGGGATGACGACCTCGACCTCAGAGAAGATGGTCTGGTCGGGGCCGGAGGCGGCGCCGGGCTTGAAGTGGCTGGCGAGGGCCACGGCGCGGGGGTCCCGGCAGGGCGTGCCCTTCTTCAAGAAGGATTCGACCTGCCCGTGGATTTCGGTGCCCAGCAGCATCGCTGCGGAGGGTGGCTTGGCCGGGAGTCCCGACAGCTTCTCAAACCACCACTTTCGGGGGCACAGCGAGGCGGTCTTGATTTGGCTGGCGCTGGTGCGCTTCCATGCGGTGGCCATCAGGACCAGTCCTCGTCACGGGCGGGGGTGAAGGACAGGGCGAGCTGCTCCATCTCAACCTGCGCTGCCGCCCCCCGCAGAGACTCCACGCCCTCGCAGCCCGCTGCGAGCAGCGTGGCGAGCACCCGGCCCTCCGAACCTCCAGAGCAGTAGATGGACCCGTCGCTGGCCACCACTTCCCACTGCGCGCCGGGAGGGCCAGAGGGCTCGACTACGAGGCAGGGGTCGTTCATCATGCGCCGGCCCAGCCACAGCAGATGCCCCACGGTGCCGGGGTCGGTCAGGTCGGGCAGGGCGTTGGGGTCGTACGGCCGGGACCCGTCGCTGGGGTGCAGCGTGTGCAGCGTGAGGATGGGCGCAACGATGGCCATGCCGGCACGCCAGACGAAGTAGGGGCTGGCGACCATCTCGGTGGCCAGCTCCGTGTCCGTGGTGTTGGGGTTGGTCAGTACGAGGGTGGCACGGAGCGTGGACACGGTGGACTCCTTCTTGGTGGGGTGGGTAGGTCAGGCGCGGAGGAGGGCGGCGGCGGCGGGGGTCACGCTGCCATCCGGGCGCCGGCCGCGCGCCGGTCGGCCCGAACCCACGCGAGGACCATCGCGTTCCGCTCGGCCTGCCACGCGGCGTAGCCAAGCCGGTTGAAGGCGTGCGAGTGGGCTTCAAGGCGCAGGACGCGCCGGATGCGCGTAGAGAGGTCGCACGAGCGGCGGTCCTCGCTGAGCGCCCACACGCCGGTCACGGGCTCGACGTAGCCGCCGATAGCGGCGAGGTCCTTCACGGTCGCCGACCCGAACCCAAGGCGGGAGAGGTCGCCGTTGATCTCGCGCTGGCCGAGGCCGGGCGTCAGCGAGATCAGGGTGCGGAGGGCGTTCTTGGTGGTCATGGCGTTCTCGTTGGGGGTTCGGGGTTGGTGCGGGGGGTTCTGCCCCCGACTTCTGAATACTACCCCGGTACTATTGTGGCTGTCTACCCCCGCAGCGAAGATTCAAGAAGAAATCCTCACTGCGGAGGTCGGCTCAGTGGGCCGGGCCGGTGGGGGTGGGGTCGGGGGCGGTGGCGGTGGCGGTGCGGGAGTACGACACGCCCTTCGTGTTCGACCACAGGTTGACCCGGTTGTTGGAGCGGGTGAGGCGATGCCCGGTGATTTCGAAGCCCAGCCGCTGCAGCGAGGCGTTGACCCGGCGTGCCCACTTGCTGTACTCGGTCACCGGCAAGAACATCGCCTGCATCACGTCGGTGGTGACGAACTGATCCTTGCCCATCTTCACCAAGGCGACCTCTACCTGCGCGTCGTCCGGGCTCTCGTCAAGGAACGTGCGGAAGTGCTCGCTGTGCGCCTCCTTCTCTGCGGGGGTGTCGAAGTAGTGGGGCACCGCCACCTTGGCCGCTGCGTAGGCTTCTGCCCACAGCTGGTCGCGGTTGGCGTCCAGCCAGCTGGTGTCGGCCTGCGTCACGCCACGGTCGTACAGGCTGATGGGCCAGAAGCGGCGGGCCTCTGCGGTGTTGTCCCGGAAGATGGCCGGCTTGCGGTCGTTGGTGGTGACCACGAAACAGCAGTGGCGGGGGTGGCAGCCCACCGCCTTGTCGTAGGGGGCGCGGAAGAAGTCCTCCCGCTGCGACAAGAACCGCTTGGTGGCCTCCGTGCCGCCCTTCAGGAAGTCGCGCTCCTCCCCAATCTCGACCAGCAGGACCCGCTTCAGCTTCATGGCGGTGTCCTTGTTTTCGAGGTCCATGTGGGTGTCGGTGAACAGCGAGGGCTCCGGCATCAAGTGGCGCAGCATGGTGCTCTTGCGGATGCCCGGCGGGCCGATGATGGAGAGGCAGTCGTCGGCCTGACAGCCGGGGCTCAGGATGCGGGCGGCCATCGCCACCATGAACTTGCTGCAGTAGGCACGCTCGATGGGGCTGAGGTCGATGCCGAACACCCGCCCCAGCCAGCTGTCGATGCGCTTGACTCCATCCCACTTCAGGGCCGACACATAGTCCCGCACCGGGTCGAACCCCCGCAGGTTGGCCACGAACAGCGCGGCGTCGTGCGCATCTGCGGGCTTGTGGTTCAGGGCGGTCAGCCGGTAGAGGTCGATGCGCAGCGACCGCAGGTCCTTGTCGGCAACCTCCTGCCCATTCCAGTACACGAGGTCCCGGAAGGTGTCCAAGCGCAGCGTGGCGAACTCTGCGTGAGAGAGCAGGTCCACGACGGCGGTGGGGTAGCTGGGCGTGACCACCACGCCACCCTGCTGCGTGGTCTTGGTGGTGCGGTTGATGTTGACCCCGGCGGCAGCGGCGGCGGGGGAGGCGGCGGGGTTGGGGGGCGTGGTGGAGACGATGGGCGAGGCCAGCCCGCTGCGGAGGCCATCCCGCAGCGTCCGCTGCGAGTCGGCTACGTCGGAGTGCTCCGCGCAGGCGGCGTCCAGCTCGGCCTCTGCGGTGGTGTAGTCGATGCGGCCGGCGCCGACGTAGCCGCCGATGAGGCGGGCCATCTTCAAGACCTGCTCGTGCCGGGAGCCGACCGGCGGGGGGCGCAGCGTGGACAGGTGCTCGGTGATGAGCCGGCGCGTCTCGGCGTCGGGCACGATGGGCGGGCCGGTGGTGGGGATGGGCGCCGGCGCGGGTGCGGGGTTGTAGCGGAGTCCCACGGAGGGGGCGAGGTACGCAGCGGGCAGCTCGGCCATGGCGTCCACGTCGGGCACGGTGTCGCCGTGGATGACGACGTAGCCGCCCTCGCCACGGGTGTCGAAGCCCGCCACCCCGCAGCCCGCCTGCTTGGTGGCCACCGCCTGCGGGGTCGTGTAGTAGTGGTGGAAGCCACCCCGCGCCGTGGTCAGGGTGACGGTGGCAGGCAGCGCAGCGCCAACCTTGGCCTCCAGCTGGGCCTGAGCGGTGGCGGCGTCGGTGCCCTTGCTGCTGTCGGTGTCGAAGTCGAGCATGACCACGCCGGCTCCGGTGCAGATGCCCACCAGCGCCTGCGGCCACCGGGTCCACAGCTCCTCGACCTCTGCGGGGTCGTCAGTGGCCTCGGAGTTCCAGTGGTCGAGCAGGGGCGTCTTGGCCTTGCGGATGCCCCCTCCGGGGAGCTGCTCAGCGGTGTGGCGGCAGGGGTGGACACGCCAGCCCGCGAGGGCGGCCTCTACCGCGACCTCCTTGCGGGTGCGCGCCGTGGGGTGGAGGGCGTAGGCGGGGAGGCTGGCGGCGTCGGACATGGGCGGCTCCTTGAAGGGGAGGGGCCTGCCCCCACAGTACCAGTGTGGGGGCAGGCGGGCCGTCCGCAGCGTGGGGCGGCCCAAGGGGGCGGTCGGAGGGTCTGGTACACCCGATTCGATTACATCCAGACCCTATCCGAGAGCATCGGAGGGTGTCAAGCGGATTCTGTGGGGGGTCGTGATGATTTCGAGGCGGACCAGCTACGGCGGTAGCACTTCAGCACAGCGGGGAGGGGCGGAGCCGGGCTGAGGTAGTGGCGAGGTCGGGGTATCGGCGTAGGACACCACTAACGAAAAACCCAGCTTGGTCCGTCTGTATCCTATCTCTTAGTGGTATAGTCCTATCTATCTATCTAAAAGAGAGAGAGAGAGAGAGAGAAGGGGGGAGTAGTATAGTAGTAGTATAGTAGCAGGGGGGAGGAGGGGGGCTGTTGTATACAGGGTATGGGAAAACATGCCACCCGCCACGAGTGCCCACTGGTATGCAGGTACAAGCTGGACAGTTCGTGAATCAGGTATGCCACCTGTCGCCACGAGGCCACTAACGGCCCCGCAGGCCCCCGCAGGCACCCCCGCAGGCACCCCCAACGAGAGAGGGGCCGCCCTCCGGTGTGGAAGGCGGCCCCTCGGGGGCGCGCGTGCGAGCCGGGCTCAGGGGCGCGGGGGACACCCCACCGCTGCGTCCGTGAGCAGGGTGAGGAGCTGAGCCTCCTGAAGCTCGGCACGCGCCTTGATGGCCTCTACCTCCGCCTGAAGGGCAGCCAGCTGGGGGTCGGGGGTGGCGACCACCGCTGTGTGCTGCCGCAGGCTGACCACCCGGTCGAGGAACATGGCGGTGAGGATGGGGACGCCGACGCCGACCGCGACCACCACCATGAGGACGTTCATGGCGTTGCCGAGGTCGAGGAGGGTGCGGGTCGAGGGGGTGAGGGCGGTGATGGCTTGACGGGCGAGAGAGGCGAGTCGGGACATGAGGCACTCCTATGTGCTACTGCAAGCATACTGGAGGACGCCCCCAGCGTCAATACCGCCTTGACGCCCGGCCGGCGGGTGTGCTACCTTGGGGAAATGGGCGCTCCCGCAAAGAACACCAACAATCTCAAGACGCAGCTGAACACCCGCCAGCTGGAGGCGCTGCGCCGGATGGTCGAGGAGGGGCACTCCGGCAAGCGGGTGCGCACCGACATGGGCATCCACTTGACCCTGTGGGAGAAGTGGCGAGGGGACGGCATGTTCGTGCCCATGTACGAGCAGATGCTGAAGGAGCACGAGCAGGCGGTGCGGGACACGCTGAGGGCCGGCGCACAGGCGGCAGCCACCACGCTGCTCGCCCTGCAGACGGATACCGCCGTCAAGGAGTCGGTGCGCCTGATGGCCGCCAACTCCGTGCTCGACCGCACCGGGTACAAGCAGGCGGAGAAGATTCAGGTGCAGGCACAGCCCTTCGCCACCCGCGAGGAGATGGTGGCGGCGCTGCGGGCCATCCCCGCTGACGTGCTGGCGGAGGCGCTGGCTGCGGCGGGTCAGGATTGAACCTCGACCGCATCATGGCCACGCTCCGAGAGGGGCGCCTGACCCTGTTCAAGCCCTCGCCCGCTCTGGTCGAGTTCATGGGGTCGAAGCACCGGCGCATCCTCGTGCGCGCCGCCAACCGAATCGGCAAGACCCGCCACGCTGCGGCCAAGCTGGCCAAGGTCATGTTGGAGACTCCCAACGGGCGCTTTCGGGCGGTCGGGGTCACCTACGTCCAGTCGATTTCGGTTGTGAGTCGGTACCTGCACGAGTTCCTCCCGCCCGGCTCGATTGAGGAATCCTGCAGGTACTCACTGGAGAATGGCTGGACGCACCAGCTCATCCGGCTGAAGAACGGGGCGACCTGCGAGATTCGGAGTCAAGACCAGTCGGCCATCGCCCACGCCGGCTCCGACCTTGACGGCGTTTGGATTGACGAAATCCCGCCCCCCGACATCTACTTGGAGTCGGTGAAGCGGGTCATCAGCCGCCGGGGCTGGGTGTGGGTGACCATGACCCCCATCGGTCGCCCGGTGGCGTGGTACCGCACGCTGGTCGAGGAGGCGGGCTCCCCGTGGATTCAGTACGTCGTGGAGTTCAGCCACGCCAACTGCCCGTGGTACACGGAGGCGCAGGTCAACGGGTGGCTCGCAGAGGCCGCCTCCGCAGCGTGGGCGTACCGGCAGACGGTGTTCGGGGATTGGGAGGGGGAGACGCTCGACCGCGTGTTCACCGGCTTCGACAACGATTGCGTGGTCACGGACGATGACCTGCCCTCGGAGGCGTTCAAGCTGGGCATCGGCATCGACCACGGAGAGGGCATCGGCCGACAGGTGGCGCTGCTCGCCCTGTGGACCGACTCCACCCTGTACGTCATCGACGAGGTGGTGAGCACCACGCAGACCACGCCAGAGCAGGACGCCAAGGCCATCCTGCGCACGCTGGGCGCATGGGGCTGGACCCTCACCGACGTGGCGCGCATTGTGGGCGACATCAACAGCGCCGGCAAGCTGGGCGCCGGGCTGAAGGTCAACGAGGTACTGGCCGATGCGCTGAGCACGCAGTCCAAGATGCGCGCCCGCACGGTCACCATCGCCGCCCCGTCGAAGGGGAAGGGCTCGGTGTTGATGGGCGAGCGCACCATCAACGCCGCCTTCATGCGGGGCACGCTGCGGGTGAGCACCCGCTGCTCCAAGCTGCTGTTCGCCCTGAAGAACTACAGCGAGGGCGACGAGGACCTGAAGCACTACATCGACGCCCTCCGCTACATCGCCCAGCCCGTGCTGGAAATCTGGACCCTGACCAACCCGCAACCGTCAAGACTTCGGGTACGATGAGCTGGACTTGTTCCGGCGCCTCGTGTACGATAGGAGGTCTGCATGCCTGACTCTACGCCCGTTCTCGTGCCGGCCGACCCGGCCGATGCCGCCCGGTGGCAGCACACCCGCGTGCGGCGCCGCATGATGGACGGCCCGTGGGGCTCGGACATCAGCGAGCATCTGAGCAAGAAGCTGACCCCCGGCCGGCTGGTGAACCTTGGCCCGTGCAACCAGAGCCTCAACCTGTTCGCCAGCACGGTACGCCAGCTCGCTGTGCAGTACGACTCGGCGCCGGTGGACAGCAACCCTGAGCTGGAGGACAAGGCCGGCCCGCAGTGGGCAGAGCTGCTCGACTCGGTGCATCTGTGGTCCATCCTGCAGCGCAACAGCGAGACGGTCATCGGGCTCCGCGAGAGCTTCGTGCAGGTCGGGTGGTCCGCCGGGCAGGTCGAGGGCGACCCCGGCAGCCTGACCGTGCAGCCCATCACGCCCGACGTGGTGGTGACGGAGTGCCTGCCCAACAACCCCGACGCCATGACCGTGTTTCGGATGGGGGTGGCGTACACCATCAACGGAGAGCAGGTCCCGGCGTGGGCGGTGTGGGACATCAGCGACCGCACCAACCCCCACTTCCGGGTCGAGGCCGGCGACGGCTCCGACCTCACCGCTGTGGTCGTGACGGAGCCGCAGCCGTGGCCGTTCTATTGGGAGGACGGCATGCCCTTCCTGCCCTTCGTCAAGTACCGGGCCGCCTACACCGCAGACCAGTGGGATGCGTACACCCTGACGGAGCTGGTGTACGCCACCCTCGACGTGGCCATCCTGTGGACTGCATGGGTCAAGCTGCTGCTGGATGCCAGCTGGGCTCAGCGGTGGGTCATCGACCTGATGCTGCAGGGCATGAGCATCACCGGCAGCGGCGCCGGGGTGACTGCCTCCGTGGAGACGGACCCCACCAGCATCCTCGCCTTCCACTCCAAGCCCGACAAGGCCGGCAGCGCCGGCCAGTATCAGGTCCCGGTGGACCCGCTCTCCATGTCGGAGAGCATCGCCCGCTTCCAGTCCACGGTGCTGTCCAACATCGGCATCCACCCCGCCGACATCGAGGCCACGCAGAGCCCAAGCAGTGGGGTGGCCATCACCCTGAAGCGCAGCGCGCAGCGTCGGATGGCCCTCCGCCTCCTGCCGCAGTTCCGGTCCTCCGACACCCGCCTGCTCGCGATGATTGCGCGGGTGTCCAACATCTACAGCAGCACCACCTACCCGACATCGGGCTGGGAGCTGTCGTACCGTCTGCCGGAGGAGTCGGTCGATGAGTTCCTCGCTGAGCTGGACCGCGACGAGCGGCTGGTGCGGCTGGGCTTCTTGTCCAAGGTCGCCCTGATGCAGAAGTACCGGCCGGAGCTGAGCCGAGACGAAGCCATCGCCGCGCTGCGTGAGGTCGCTGCCGACAACGCAGAGTTCCCCTTGGAGGGGGCGCCCGTGCTCGCCTCCACCGACACCGACACCGACACCGACACCGACCCGGAGGGGCCGCCCCCTCAATCCACCGGAGAGTAGACCATGAGCAACGAGCCCACCCTCGACAAGATTGGCGACATCGACGTGCCCCTCGCCCTGAAGCAGCGATGGGATGAGCTGGTGTCCAGCAACAAGGCGCTGAAGGCAGCCGTGGTGGAGGCCAAGGCCGCCGCTGCGACTGTGGCCCCTGAGCTGACCGCCGCCAAGGCCCGCATCGCGGAGCTGGAGGGCACGATGGCCAAGGCGGAGCACGCGCGTGCGATGGCCGCCGACGGGGTGCAGGTCGATGACGACCTGTACGAGTACCTCCAATACCAGTACGGCAAGCACACCCCCGCAGAGGGCGAGGACAAGCCCGACTTCATGGCGTGGTACGCCACCGCCAAGGAGAGCAACGGGGTGCTCCGCGCCGCCGTCGCAGCGGGGGGCAAGCCGGCCGCCACCACCGCCGCCCCGGCGACCAAGCCGGCCCCGGCCAAGACCCTGCCGCCCAAGCTCCCGACCGCAGCGGCTGCGACCTTCGATGCCGACAACATCGCCTCGCTGGGCAACGACCCGGCGGCGTGGAAGGCGAACAAGGTCAACGTGCGGCGCGCCTTGTTCGGTCAGTAGCTTGACACCCCCACTGAGCGGGGGTACGCTTGGCGTAGTTGTTTCGTCCGCTCCACGTCACGGAGCCCGGCACCCTCGCAAGCTCAGCGTCAACAGAGCGGCCGGAGAGAACAGACACCCTCTCCATCCACTTCCTGACTTCTGGAGCCTCCCATGGCCGCTGACACCTACGCCTCCCTCTCTGACCTGCGGGTTGCCGCCTACCTCAACGCTGAGCTGTTCACCCTCCTCCACGAGAAGGGCGACCTGCGCGGCACGATGGTCGAGGTCCCCTTCAACCCGTCGCTCGGTTCGGCCGCCGCCAAGCTCGGCCTCTACCAGCCGCAGGACGCCTTCACCGCCCCCGGTGAGGACACCGCCGCCTCGGTGACCAACATCACCGATTCCAGCGCAACCCTCACGGTCGCGAAGTACAGCCTGCAGCGGGAGCTTACCGACCTCGCCCAAATCACCGGGGGTCCTGACCTCGACAAGCTCGCTGCGGACATGGCCGCATCGGCGTCGTACTGCCTCTCCGGGCTGCTCACCGCCGGCTTCACCAACCTCGCCACCAGCGTGGGCACCAGCGGCGTGAACCTCTCGGTGGATGACGTGTACTCGGCGCAGTACGCCCTCCAGCTCTCGCTGGTGGACGGCCCGTTCTACATGGTGCTCCACCCGCAGCAGTGGAACGACTTTCAGGCGTCCCTCCGTGGCGAAGTCGGTGCCATGCAGTTCGTGCCCGCCACCGCCGAGGCGCTCGCCATCAAGGGCTCCTCCTTCAAGGGGATGTGGAACGGCATCGAAATCTACACGCACAACAGCGTGGCGGCTTCGGGCGGCAACCGCATCGGCGCGATGTACGGCCGTGGCGCCTACGCCTTCACGGAGGCGCCGCTCGACAAGGTGACCCCCTTCATGGGCATGAGCAAGGCCCCCGCCGGCAGCAAGATGGTGGTTGAAATCGTGCGCGGCTCGGTCGGCGCCACCAAGGGCAAGACCTTCGCGGTCGGCCACTACTACCCGGCCGTTGCTGAGGTCGAGGACCTCCGTGGCGTCAAGATTGTGACCGACGAATAGTCGGCTGCAAGGGGTCGGTGCCCGGCAACAGGCACCGACCCCGACCCTCTCCCTCTCTCAACAACCCGTTCCCAATCCACCGGGGTTCCATGTCCATCGTTCAGGAAATCGTCAGCCGACCCGACACCAGCAACGCCGCAGGAGGCATCACCCGCGTGCCCGTGTCGGTGCTCAACCTGTCTTGGGTGTTCACGCACTACCCGACCGCATGGACCTACGAGGGCGGAGAGTGGCTCCCTGAGCTGTCCCGCCTCTCCTTCCGGGATGGCCTCAACGGCCAGTCCGATGGCAACACCAACGCCCCCAAGGCGCACGCCACGAGCAAGGGCGCCACCATCATCGAGCCCAGCAACACCAAGCTCGGCGCCTTCAAGAACTACCGGCACACCATCCCCGCAGTGGACCCCAACAGCGGCGCCATCGGGACGTACTTCTGCGCAGCGTGGGAGAAGCCCACGATGATCGGCAACCGCAACGTCCGCTGGGACGTGGACGGCGCTGCCTTCGCCGCCTTCCGTCGCCTGCTGGTCACGGCGGGCCTCGTGGAGCCCATCAGCCGCGTGGTGGCAGAGGGCAAGATTGACGCGATGGAGGGCACCCTCGACCATCTGCAGGCGCTCCCCCGCACCACCCAGCGGGACGCCCGCATGGCTGCCATGGCCGCCTCCATCGACGCCATGCGCGCATCCCTCGCTGACATCAAGGACGACTTCATCGAGGCGGACCCGGTGGGCACCATCGCGGTCGAGCCTCCCCCGCAGCCCCGCACCCGCCGGCTCGGCAAGCCCGCCGGGGGTGAGGCGTGAGCGGCGAGCGGGATGGCGCCCGCGATGCCATCGCCCGCGTTGTCAAGCACAACGTCGAGCACGGCATGAATCAAGAGCTGGCGAAGAAGAAGGCGGTCGAGGCCGCCCTGCGCTTCGACCGCCAGAACCCCAACCACCGTCCGAAGTAGTCTCCCTCCCCTCAGTCGTACATCAAGGAGTCTCTCATGTCTCTCACCGGCGCCGTCCCCTTCAAGCTCTACCGCCCTCTGGCTTTCGGAGCGTCGGGCTCCGGCGTTGCCGCCGCCACGCTGGCCGGCAACCTGACCCTCACGATGGCGGATGAGCAGCACCAGCGGCTCAACCCCGACGGCACCGGCCGCAACGTGACCCTCCCCGCTGTGGTCCCGGAGGCCAAGGGTTGCTTCTTCACCATCTACAACACGGGCACGGTCGATGCGCTGCTCACCATCAAGGACGTGTCCACCACGCGCACCAAGGTGGGCATCGGCGGCTCCGCCACGGTGATGTGCGACGGCACCAACTGGCTGGTGGTCAACGATGTCAAGGTGGCCCAGCGCATCACCGCAGCGCACACTGCGGCCATCCCCGTGGCCGAGAGCGGTTCGCTCGCCATCACGCAGAACGGCGCGGAGACGAACACGCTGGCCGACCCCACCTTCATGGGGCAGACCCTCTCCATCTTCGTGGACACCGACACCAGCGGCGCCCGTGTGGTCACCGCAGCCAGCCGGGTCAATCAGGCCGGCAACACCGTGATGACCTTCACGGCGGTGGGTGCGTTCGCCAAGCTGGAGGCCATCACCATCGCGGGTGCCCTGAAGTGGCAGATCGTGTCCTCTGAAGGCGTGGGGCTCGCATAATGGACCCCAAGGCCAAGTCTGTCATCCGCTTCATCGCGGCCATCGTGGCCAGCCTCGCAGCCGGGGCCGGCAGCGCCGTGGCGGTTCGCCCGCCTCCTCCGGCCTGCCCCGTCTGCGTGGCCCTCCCCGCTGCGGTCGAGGCTCCCGCCCTCCCCGTGCTTCCCATCACCCCGTCCGTAGCGGAGTAGCCCCATGGCATACGCTGCAACCATCACCACCACCACGAAGCGCGTGGCGGGAGTGGAGTACATGGTTCTGACCATCACGGAAACCGGGGTGACCGGGGCCACGGATGAATGGTCCGTCCAAGTGGGGGTGATGGGCACGCTGCACTATCACAAGTGCAAGCTGACTCCGGGGGACGGGTCCGCCACCACGGTGGACCCCATCGTGCAGGAAGCCACGGGCACCACGTCCACAGATGCGGTGTTTGCAAACGGCTCAGCTGCTGCTGTCACCCGCAACATCCCCGACAATGCCCACTTCCATGTGGTCAGCGGGGTGCTGTTCGGGCGGTCTGCAGCGAACGGCACCACGGGCACCACCGGCAACATCGTGACCACCCTCGTGCTCTCCGGCGACTTCCTTTGGTAACCCGGTCGGGGGTGCCCTTCCGGTTTGTGGATTGACCTGCTGGGTGCCCCCGGCTTTCTTCAGGAGCGAGCAACATGGCCATCAGCACGGACTACTCGCTGCCTACGTTCTTGGAGCGGGCCAAGACGCAGGCGCTGTCCATGCCGGTCTACACCGACTCGGCCACGCCCATCGCTCCGACCTCCGGCACGTTCAACCTGTACGACGCCGCCAAGGCCGTCATCGCCACGGGGGCTGTGACCATCACTGCGGGGGTGGCCACCTTCACCGTCACCGCTGCGATGCTGCCCGACACGCTGCCCCTGTCGGATGAGTGGCAGGAGGAGTGGGTGCTGACGGTGGGCGGGGTGGTGGAGACGGTGCGCCGGGACTGCTACCTGTGCCTCCGCACCCTCTACAACGTGGTCAACGAGGCCATGCTGCTGCGCCGGGTGACCGACCTCAACAACCTGCGGCCGTCTACCCTGACCTCGTTTCAGGGCTTCAGGGATGAGGCGTGGGCCAGCGTCAACAGCCGGCTGCTGCAGGACGGGCGGCGCCCCTTCCTGATTCTGAACAGCTGGGCCCTGAAGGACGTACTGCTCGACACCACGCTCGCGTACATCTTTGAGGACCTCGACACCTACATGGGCGACGGCCGGTACGCAGCGAGGGCCAAGGAGCACCGGGAGGCCGCAGAGCGCGGGTTCCTGTCGCTGCGGCTGGAGTACGACACGTCGCAGAGCAACAAGCGGTCGGAGGCCGACGACTCCGTGGCGGCCGTCCCGGTCATCTACACCAACACCCCGCCGGTGTGGATCAACCGTGGGCCGTGGGATGGCTGAGTCCTCCCTCCCGCTGCGACGGATGCTCACTGAGGTCAGGGGGGTGCTGGAGTCCACCGGGCTGAAGCTGTCTCCCAGCATGTTCTCGGTGAACGCCCTCCCCAAGAACCTCGTGGACCTCGCCTTCACGCTCGACATGCAGAGCGCCAACACGGGGCTGTACCGGGGCGGCGCCGATGGCGTGCTGCGTCGGGAGGAGACGCTGAAGGTCACCATCCTGAAGCTGGTCAAGCCCCTCGACCAGTTCGCCTCGCAGCTCGATGCGCTCACCATCGAGGATAACGTCATCCGCGCCATGCAGGCGTCGGACGCCTTCGACTACGCCCGCGTAGAGTGGCTGGCGACCTCCTCGACCCCCACCCCGCAGCGGGAGCATCTGGTCATCGAGTTGACCTTCAGGGTCGAGCACGACTACACTTGGCTCTGAAATAGGTTACAATCACCCCCGGAGTTCGCCATGGCTGAATCAACCGTAGTCCGCGTCAAGCGTGACGGACAAATCCTCCTCGCGGACAGCGGGGCGGTCCACACCTACCCCATCTCCTACGAGCCCGGCGACTTCGCGTACACGGTCCCCGACTACACGGTGAACGTGTTTCTCGACCGGGGCGAGATGGGGGCCACGCCCTCCATCCGCATCGGAGACGAGGCGCCCATGACGGGCTCCTTCTCGGCGTACCTGCGGGACCTTGGCGACACGGCATCGGGCTACGCCACGCTGCTCGACCTCGCCCACCGCTACGCTGCGAAGTACGTCGCCAGCAACTGGACCTCCACGATGGGCGCCGCATCGGACGTGTTCACCATCACCATCAGCCTGACCATCGACGGCAGCCCGTTCGGTGAGGCCGACAAGACGGTAACCTTCCCCTTTGCGGTGCTCCGGGCCAACGTCAAGGAAGGCGACCCCAACACCGTGGATGCTTCCTTCACCAGCTACGCCGTCCGCCCCCTTCTGTCGTAGGAGACTCCCATGGGTACCGCATCCGCTCGCGTCAACATCGACATCCGCGCACAGGAGCTGCTCTCCAGCGGCATCCGTGCGGGGGTCATCCCGGCCAACTTCGCCGTGGTCCTCGACCTCACCAACGGCACCGCCGATGGTTCGTGCGACCTCGCCTACGCTGCGAGCACCTCGGGCATCGCGGCCTCCACCATCACCAGCTACGACCTCGCGGGCGCTCTGGTGGACTCGTTCGGGACCACGCTGACCTTCGTGGAAGTGTGCCTCATCGCTGTGCGCAACAAGCGGACCACCGCTCTGGCGTACCTCGACGTGGGGCCGCACGCCACCAACGGCTTCGGCCGGCTCGCCTCCAGCCGTGGCTTCTGGCCTGCGGATGTGGCGGCCGATGCGGACCAAGGCTCCATCGTGGCGCCTGACTCGTGGCTGGTCCTCTACAACAAGGACGGCGTGCCCGTCACGGCGGGCACGGGCGACGTGCTCCGGGTGACCACCAGCGGCGTGGTCGGCTCGACCAACGCTTGGGACATCCTCATCCTCGGCCGCAGCGCATAGTCGGTCCAACCCCCGCAGCAGGAGTTCGCCCCATGGCGTCTACCCCATCCACCGACCTCGACCTGCGCGGCTTTCCACCGTACATCGTCGCCAAGATTCGCGCCATCGAGGCGGAGCTGGACCTGACGTGGCCGGGCTGGCGTGAGCGCCTGCCCTTCCACCGGGTCGAGTACAACGTCAAGGCCCGCGTCAAGTGGCTGCTGAAGCGCCGGGTCCTGCTCTCGACACGAGAGGGGGGCGTGCCCTGCCCGCGCGATTGGGAGGTCATCGTGGTGCGGGACGGCACCGACCCCAAGAAGTGCTACGCCCACCCCGTCGTGCCGTCTGAAGCCCCCGCAGAGGACGCCCGCGTGCCCCCCTCTGTGGTGGCCGACCCCACCAAGGCCACGCCATGACCCCCCGCAGCAAGCCCCTCGTCATCCCCGACAACCCCCGGTATTGGTCGGTGGACCACCCGCAGCAGGGCAAGCACACCTTCAAGCACCCCTACTACGGGGTGGGGGCTCAGCTCTCGGTCTACCTGACCTCCGACTACATCCCCGCAGAGGAGGACACCCGCTCCCTGCAGGAGCAGTTCGCAGCGGTCCTGCCTCGTGCGGGTGCGCTGCTGGGGCTCTGTTGGTACGACCCCGACCGTGCCCTGTCCACCCCCGCCCCGACCGGGGCGTTGACCCCCACCATCCTCGCCGACTACGGCAACGCCGTGGCCGAAGAGTTGCAGGATGCGGGCTACACCATGCTCGACCTGTCGGAGCTGTTCTCTGCGGTCAGCGACGGCTTCCAGCAGCGGCAGTCTCTCATCTCGCAGGCGTCGGCCCGCGCGGATTTCTCCGCAGCCCCCAAGGAGTCCTCGACTTCCAGCTGACTGAAGCCGGAATCGGGCGCTTTGAGGGGGCTGACCCCTACACCCTCTCGGATGACGATACAGTGGAGCTGATGGCCTACATCCTCGCACGACGCAGCCCGCAGGGATACTCCCGCTCGCTGCGTGCTGCGTCGGCCATGGACGCCATCCACCTGAGCAACGCGCAGGCCGCCCGGTCCGCCGGCCCCAAGAAGGGCTCCGGCGATGCCGACCTCGATGCGTTCTCGGCGTGGGCGGGGCGGGACTGATGGCCGGCGTCATCCTCCCCTACCACATGCAGAGCATCGAGCGGTTCATCCGCTCGGTCAACGGGGTGCCGCGTGAGCTGACCCTGAAGGAGCGGGAAATCCTCGATGTGTACGTTGGCGCCATGGTCGATGACATCATCGCAGCGTGGCCCGTGGACACCGGCAACAGCCGCGACAACTGGTCCTTCACGGTGAGCGGGCGCAGCGACAACGTGGGCTTCACCATCGAGAACCTTGTGGACTACGCAGAGTACGTCCACGCGGTCGGGGACCTCACGCCGCTGGCCGACTCGGTGGTGCCCGACATCATCGACAAGTGGCTTGACCGGCTCATGCCCGTGCTGCGGGACCAGATTGCGGCCACGCAGCGGGAGATTGCGGCCAACCAGAAGCAGGGCGGCCGGGGCCTGCTCGATGTGCTCCAGCGGCCCACGCCCTCCCCGCTGCTCGCCCGGCTGGTTGGAGGTCTGCGTGGCTAAGCCCGGTGTATCCGTCAACGTCACCAGCACGCTCGACCTCAGCGACATCGAGCGGCGCCTGACCGACGCCGAGTTCAAGGTGCTGCACAAGCACCGGAAGGGCGTGGTGGATTTCATCAAGAGCAAGTGGATTGGGTGGCAGTACAAGGGTCGGCCCCCCGGCGCACCCCGGTTGGTGTCCCGTGACGCATGGACCTCTACCGTCTCCTCCGTCGAGAGCAAGGCCACCATGACCATCACCAACGAAGCCACCGACCGGGGCAAGCACTACGCTGGATACGTCCACCGCAGCGGCGCCGTGGTGGAAGAGTGGCGCGTGCTGTGGGAGCAGGTCAAGGCCCACTTCCTGCCCGTGTTCCACAAGGAGCTTCTCGCTGAGGTCCAGCGGTCGCTGGTGGCCAAGAACCCCCGGCGCATCCCCGGCGGGGTTAGCAGCAGGGCAGCCGCCCGCACCACTCGGAGGGTCGTCTGATGTCTGATGGCAAGGTCACTCTCGCATTTGGCGCCGACTCGGGCAACGTCCCGCAGGTCGTGGACCAGATCAACTCCAAGCTGCGGGGCATGGCCGCCACGGGCGAGACCGCAGGGGCGAAGGTTGGGCAGGGGCTCAACACGGCAGGGACCGCTGCGGCCGGCGCCGGCACCAAGTTCGACCGGCTGCTGAAGGCCGCCGGGCCTCTCGGCGGGGTGCTCGCCAAAATCAGCCCGGAGGCGGGGTCCGCTGCGGCCTCCATCGCGGGCCTGACCGGCACCGCTGAGGCCATGGCTGCCGGGCTCGGCGTGAGCTTCGCGGCTGCGGGGGCTGCCGTCGCTGTGGTCACCGCTGCGCTCGGTGTCGGCCTCGTGGCGTGGACCGCCTACAACAACGAGGCACAGCGGCAGGCCGACTTCGCCCGCGTGCTCGCGGAGGGTGAGGACCGTGTACGCACCAGCGCAGAGCGGGCGCGGGACGCCCAGCGCGACCTGCAGGAGATTACCGGCACCCAGACCTTGGCTCAGGTCAAGAAGCGCATCGCGGATGAAGAGGAAGCCAAGTTCTACACCGAGTTCAGCGAGCAGCGCAGCAAGCAGACCGCACTAGCGGCCAAGGCTGCGGACCAAGAGTCTCGCGGCCGGCTGAAGCTCGCGGCCGCAACGCGGAAGCAGCTCGCTGAGGTCGAGGCCGTGCTGGCTCGTGGGCGGGAGGAAGTGGCCCTCACCATCGCGCTGCGGCAGGCCGCTGCTGAGTACGCTGACGAGCGGGATAGGTCTGACGCGGTCCTTGCCGACAAGGAAAAGAAGCTCCGGGCGGCCGAGGCTGCAGCCGCATCCGGGGCAGCAGCGGACGCCAAGCAGGCGGCCGACAAGGCCAAGGCAGACAAGGAGGCAGAAGAAGCAGCCAAGCGGGTGCTCGCCAACCAGACGCTCCGCGACGACGCCATGCAGGACTCCAACAAGAAGTCGCTGAAGCGGGTGGCTGAGCAGAAGAAGGAGGATCAGGAGCTGGAGGAGCAGCGGGCGGAGAACCACGAGGCAGAGGTGGCCCGCATCGCCGCAGAGCAGGAGGCCGCTATGGCGGCCACTCAGGTACGCCTCGCGACCGCTTCAGCCGTCGCAGCGAGCATCGAGGGACTGACCACCCAACTCAACGACCAGCAGCTCGACAGCATCGACACCACGTCCAAGGCCGGCAAGCGGGCAGCCCTCCAGCAGTGGGAACAGAACAAGGCCGCAGCCACGGCTATGGCCACGGTGCAGGCCGCCCTCGCCATCGCGCAGGCCGTGGCATCCGCCCCGCCCCCGCTCAACATCCCCGCCATCATCCAGAACACCGTGGCGGGCGCCGCTGCGGTCGCTTCCGTGGTGTCCGCACCCCCTCCGAAGTTCCACGCCGGCACCAAGCGGGTCGATGAGGTCAACGCCACGCTGCGGACGGGTGAGGCCGTGCTGTCCCCCACCGGGGTCGAGACCGCTGCGCGGGATGTCGTCGGCCGCTGGAACAGCGGTCGCAGCGCAGGGGGCGCGGAGCGGCCGATGGTGGTCCAGTACCGGCATCAAGTGTTCAACCAGTTCATCCGTGACAATCTCCGCATGAGCACTCCGCTCTCCGCTGCGGTCAAGACGGGGGCCGCTGCCGGCTTCCGGGATAGGGGGTAGCGCATGTCCGACGTATCCGACACGACCCTGCGGGGGCTTCTCATCCCCGACCCCCGGCTGACCTACGCGGATGCGTACTCCAGCTCCTCGGTCGTCACGCAGCAGGGGCCTATCGCGGGCGTCCCCGTGGCCGTCAACGAGTCGGAGATGGTGCTGGAGTCGGGCGGCACTCAGGCCGCCGGCACCGTGGTGCATCTCCGCGTGCGCTCGGGCGGCCACCCCCGCCCCGACGGCGCCTCCTTCGCGTGGAGGTACTCCACCGACGCCTCCACCGACAACCGGGGGTGGGACCCCCCCACCAGCATCACGGGCTTCGCCGCCCTCGACTACACCACCACTGCGAACCAGTGGAGCGAGCAGTTCGTCATGCGCCGGGCCGACGACGGGCTGGTGGCTGTGTGCCTGAAGTCCCGCCGCTACATCCGCGCATGGACTCGCCCTGCGACCTCGACCGCATGGACGGAACGTGTGGTGTACGACACGGGGGCCACCGTCACCAACGCGGCGAGCCCCTGCACCCTGCAACTGCCCGGCGGGCGCATCCTGCTGTTCCACTGGGTCGAGGTCACGGCCACGCAGAATCAGGTGCGGATGCACTACAGTGACGACGACGGCGTGACGTGGACCACCGGCCAGCAGACCTGCCTGCTCACCCCCCTCACCACGAGCACCTACACCCCCGGCCGGCTTCGCTGCGGCTACCTCAACGGGGAGGTCTTGCTGGTGGCCAGCGTGCTCGACACGTCGGGCGCGCAGAGTCGGGACCGGCTGGTGCAGTACGCCAGTGACGACCTCGGCACCACCTTCTCTCAGGTCAGCATCACCGCTGCGTACACTGCGGCGGCTGACTTCAACAGCCGGGCCTACGCTGAGGTCACCGTGGTGGGCGGGCGCTTCCTCGTCACCTACATCAAGACCCGCTCCTCTGGCACCGGCAACCGGGTGCCCTTCCGCAAGTTCTTGGGGCAGGCGTTCGACTCGCTCGCGAGTGCCCCGGAAGATATCGCCGTGCAGACCGGCAACACGATGGAGTGGGGCACCATCAGCGGCACCAACTACTTCACGGGCGGGGAGCTTGCGACGTGGCTGGACGATGATGGCGTGCTCTGGATGGCCGGTGACGACTTCTCCGACAACCACCCCTTCTACTGCCAGCGCAGCACGGACGGGGGGCAGACGTGGGCGATGGTCGGCAGCGGGTCCGCAGCGGGGTTTGGCTCTGCGTGGTGGAACGGTCGCGATGCGGCCACGCACCCCACCAACATCACCGGCTGCTCTCACCAAGGCCGTGCCGTAGTCCTGCACAACTTCGCAGCTAACCCCGGCACCGCAGACGCCTCGCTGTGCGCAGTCTACCTCGGTGGCTACACCACGGTCACGCTGCCCAACCTCGCCGGGGAGGCGGTGTCTGTGAAGTCCCGCGCCGCGTGGGAGCGCACTTGGCTGCCCTATGACGAGCCTGAGAACGTGGGCGGGGTGTGGAACCGGACTCTCGGTGGCGCCCCCACCATCGCCCTCTCTGGCGGGGAGCTGACCTACAGTGGCGGGGCGGGCGACTCGGTGGCCTACTACACCGCAGCGGCCCCCTCTGGCACCATCGCGGAGGGGGTGATGGTGCTCATCGACGGGTACTGCACCACCACGTCCGCCACCGGGGGCGCCATGGTCAACGCGCAGGTCGGGGATGGGGCGGATGGCTACTCGGTGCGCGTTGCCTTCAGCAACCAGAACATCGTGGTGCGCGACCTGCAGGCGGCTGCGGACCTCGTGACCGTCACCGACTCCGCTGCGGTCACTGCGGCATCCACCGGCATCCAGATTCTCCTCCAAGTCTACAACCCGGCCGGCGGCGGCGCCGGCAACACCGGCCGATACCGGGCGTGGTGGCGGTCTGCGGTGCCCGGCACCGACAGCGACCGCAAGTGGGTGGAGATTGGGTCCTCCACCACGCTGCAGACGGGCGCCATCGCCAGCTACGTCGCGTGGGGCGCCTTGAACGGCGTGACCACGGGGGCACGTTTCCGGGTGCAATGCTTCAGCAACAACAGCTATGCGGGCGCCCCTCTGTACGCCTTCTCCAACCCCGCAGACCTGCTCGGCCGCACCTTCTCCAACACGCTGGCCTACGTCGATGACGGGCTGCGGGTGCGCATGGTGGCGGGGCCTGCCTTCCGGGGCGATGAGGCCACCATCACTGCGGACTACAACTACCCCATCCGCAACATCTTCTCGGAGGTCAGCCCGTCCCCGGCGCAGGGGTGGCGGTCGGTGGACACGTCCAACGACGAGTTCATCCGGCTGGACTACGACTCCGTGCTGGCCCAGAACTCGGAGATGCTGGGGAACAGCATCGGCATCTACCTCGGCAACATCAACTTCGAGTATTGCGAGCTGCAGGCCGCCACGGCCGGCGGCATCTTCAACACCATCGCCACGCTGTCCGCCAAGACGGGTCAACAGGGCATGGGGTTCACCCGCAACGGCGACGAGCTGACGGTGAGCGTGGCGCATCCGGGCACCAACTCGATCCACTGGTACACCTACAACACCCTGCGCAACAGCTACGTCAAGATGACCAGCGGCGGCGACCCTGCGGTGACCCGCATCCGCAAGATTCTGCACAACAGCGAGGGGGCGTGGCGGGCCACGGGCACCAAGACCGCACGCCTGCTGCTGGAGGGGGTATTGAGCGGCGACCCCACGGGGGACACCGCAACGAGCACCTGCGAGTTCTGGTCCAAGGACCTCATGTTCGTCATCAACGACGTGGCGAAGTACGCAGCGTTCCGCATCCGCATCCCCTCGCAGAGCACCTATGAGGGCGACTTCCGCATCGGCACGCTGCTCATGGGGCACATGGCTTGGTTCGGACAGAAGTACAGTCGGGGGCGCATCCTCGGCACCGACCCCAACACGCAGGTCACGACTTCACGCAGCGGGGCTCGGCGGGCCGTCAACGACGGCGGCGCCCGTCGGTCGGTGCAGTTCGGCTGGGTCGAGGGCATCGACACGTCATCCATCGCCACCACTCCGACGGAGCCCCAGCCCAACACGGTTTCGGCGTCCACGGGCGGGGCCGCAGAGGCCGCCCCCGCAGACACCCCGTACAAGGTGGCGGGCCTCGCAGAAGCCCTGCGGGGGGCCTTCACGCCCGTGGTGTACGTCGCCAAGTACGCACGCCCCGCAGCGGCCTCGACCGACACCACGATGGTCAACCGCAACACCTTCCTGCACGCCCGGCTCGTCACCCCCGTGCAGCTTGAAAGCATCCTCGGCACGGAGTGGGCGAGCCCCGGCGAGGTATTCTCGGTGGGCACGGTCACTCTGGAGGAGGAGCTGTGAAGCGTTGGAACCGCAGTAGGTTGCAGGGGCGCCGAGTCCTCTGGCTGCTCGACATCGAGTATGCGGGGCAGACCCACCGGCTGTCCACCGTGGACCTCGACGTGGCCAGCGCCGACGGTGACCTGCACTACATGGGAGGCATCGCTGAGGTCGTGATGCAGACCGCGCTCGACCTGCTCGGGGAGTCGGGCGAGCTGCTGTCGGTGCCGCTGGAAGTCCTCATGCCCGTGGACGTGGCCGCCCTGACCACTGCGGGCCACGACCTGTCTCTGGCCACCGGCACCCTCTCCCGCTGGGTAGAGGGCGACGTGTGGGAGGATCGGCTGGTGGTGCTGACCGGGCGGGTGTCGGACCCTGAGTACGGGCGGCAGGGCCTGCCCGTGCGCTTCAGTCTGGAGGACCGCATCTTCGATGATGCCGCGTTGGTGCCAGAGGCCACCGCTGTGGTATCGGGCGTGACCACCGACACCAACTGGCTGTCGGATGATGACCTTGAAGTGCCGTACCCCATCATCATCGGGCATCCGGGGCAGGTCCGCAGCGGCACCCGTGTCACGGGCTCCATCGCGCCGTGGCAGATGAAGGCGACCTATCACCACCGGGTCGTGCTGGCCGGGCACCGGGTCCAATGCAGCTACATCCGCGCCAACAACGACGGCACCACCACCACTCAGGTGTTCAAGGTCGAGCACACCATCGACCGGCTCGGCCGCGAGATTGCCGTGTTGCTGGAGGCCAACGGGTCGGGCACCGGGTCCACCCCCGTGACCACCACCACCTTCTACTACGGGCTCGACAGCACGGGCGTCCCGGCCACCTTCCAGCCCGCTGTGAGCGAGGACGCGCCCATCTTCATCGTGTGGGAGGACCCCGACGACATCTCCTTGGGGGGCCTCACCGGGGAGGGCGGCGACCTCCTGCGCGGGGCGGGGGACGTGATTGAGTACCTGCTGCGGCAGTCCTCCCGCCGGGTTGACTTTGGGCGCATCCGCGCCATCAAGGACCGCCTCAACGGCTTCAAGCTCGACTTCGCCATCGGGGAGCGCACGAGCCCGTGGGACTTCGTGCGCGACAACATCCTGCCGCTGCTCCCGGTGACGGTGGCGGCCGGGCCGGCTGGTCTGTACCTCGTGGTGTTCGACTACTCGGCCACCGCTGAGGACGCAGCGGGGAGCATTGACGAGGACACCAACCCCGGCGTGCAGCTCGGAGACTACATCCGGTCGGACGGGTCGCACGTCGCCAACCAGTTCACCCTGTCCTACGCTCACTCGGCGCGGGTCTCCAGCTTCACCGAGAAGCTCGTCATGGGCGCTGTCGGCAGCGAGGGGCACGCCACGGCCGACCTCATCTGCTGCGGGGTCGAGATCGTCCGCCTCATCGCCACCGTGCCCGGCGGGGCGGGGGGCGGCTACACCATCGCGGTCTCCTCCACGGGCGCCCTGTCGGTCGCAGAGAACACCGGGGCCAAGACGGTGACCCTCACCTTCAACAGCGGCGTCACGACCTCGCAGGCCATGGTGGACGCCATCAACGCCGGCCTCACCGCTGTGCGCGCCGTGCTGATTTCTGGCATCGGCACCCGCGTGTTCGATGTCGGTGCCGTGGGCACCACGGCCACTGCGTCTGAGCAGACCGTCACGATGGCGAGCACGGGCACGGCCATCGACCTGCCAAGCTACTTCTGCGCTGCTTCTCAGGGCAAGCATCGGGGCGTCCTGAACCCTACGGGGGTCATCGAGAAGTTGATGGAGTCCCGGTGTATCTACGACCCTGCGACGGCGGCCATGGTGCTCTCGTGGCAGGCTCGGGCTCTGTCCCTGCCGTGGCGCAGGGTGGACGCCCTGCTCCCGGAGGCCGACTACGCATGGCTGGAGAAGGGCAACGTGGTCACGGTCACGGCCTCCCGGCTGGCTCTGTCGAGCAAGGTGGCCCACGTCGAGGCCATCGAGACTGCGGATGACGGCTTCCTTGCGGTTACGCTGCTCATGCTGCAAGACCCCCCGATGGACAACAGGAGCTAAGCGCATGGGCAAGTCCAAGGCCATCCCCTTCGCGCACGCAGCCACCCACTTGCCGGGAGGCAGCGACCCTCTGGCGAGCGCGGGCGATGTCGTCGGCCCGTCCTCGTCGGTCGCGAGCGAGGTGGCGCTATTCGACGGCACCACCGGCAAGCTGATCAAACGGGCGACCGGGACCGGCCTCGCCAAGCTCACCAGCGGCGTGCTCTCGACGGCGACGGCGGGCACGGACTACTACGCGCCCGGCTCGACTGACGTAGCCGTAGCGGACGGCGGCACGGGGAGCAGCACGGCGGCGGGGGCGCGCACCAACCTCGGGCTCGGCTCGGCGGCGGTGCTCGATGCGGCTACGACGCGAGCCGCGAGCGGCATCGTCAAGCTCGGCACGAACCTGCTGTATGGCATTGACGATCTCGTGACGCACCTTGGCCACCACATCGCGTACACGCGAGCGGCGGCGGGGGCCTACGACAGCAGCGGGTGGGGCACCATCACGGTTGCAGGGGCGGGGGGCTCGCAGAGTAACAACCGATGGCTGCGCTCCACGTCGGCGACCGTGTCCGGGTGGTTTCAGGGAGCACGGCTTGCGGACACAGCCGAGGGCTTCGTCGGCGTAGTCTGCTTCAAGTTCCCCACGACGATCGGGGCGCGGCGCCTCTATATCGGGCTGGGCAGCACATCCCCCGTGGACAGCGACACGCCATCGGGGCACTTCGTTGGGTTGCGCTACTCGTCCACGGTACCCGATGCGGGGTTCGTGCCGGCCTCGCGCGACGGCGCGACTACCACGATCGGCAGCGCGTTTGCGGCCCCGGTCGCGGATGTGCCGTACCTTGCGATCTTCACGGGCGCGGCGGGCGGCTCAGTCGTGGTCGAGTTGATCCGACTCGACACCGGAGCGCGCGAGACGGCTACGATCTCAGCCACCCTCCCGGCCGGCGGCACCAAGATCGACATAGTGTGCTATGGCTGGAATCAGGCCGTCTCCAAGGCGACGGAGTTCTCGTATATGTATCGGTTCCTTCCCATGCTGTAGAGGGCCAGCGGCGTAGCGGGCGAGGCGGGACTCGCCCTGACGTTCGTGCTGTGATATGCTGGGCGCAAGCGTCCGCCGCTGTTGTGTCAGAGGAGCTTGGCCTTGCCCACCTACCCCAATGCCCGCGACGACATCCGAGAGCTGGCCCGCATCTGCAGAGAGCAGGCGGATGCTCTGGTGCGGATTGCGGTTCAGATTGAAGCGGGGGCGGGTGTCTCCCGTGACGTAGCCTCCCGGCTGGTCACCATCGAGGAGCGGCTCAAGGAAGTAGATGTCTACTTCACGGCACAGAACACCGCACAGGCCAACGCCCACGCTCGGTCGCAGCGGGCGGCGGGGGACTTCCGGGCCACGCTGCTCTCTTGGGTGGCGTGGATGACCCCCGGCCGGCTGCTGCTGCTGTTCGGATTGCTGCAGCCCCTGCTGCTGACCCTTGGCGTGCAGACGGGGGTGGCCAGTTGGGCCGTCCGCCTGCTGGCCCCTGCCGACACGGCGCCCCCCTCTGCGGGGGAGCCCCCCGCTGTGTACTCAGAGGAATCCGACCCATGACCCAACCCCCGGCCACCGACGCCCCCTGCCTCCTGACGCTCTGCGGGGGCATCCTCGATGCGGCTTGCCGGTTGGAGGCTCGGCTCTGCGCAGAGCCCGCTGTGGAGGCTCCCCGGAGGCCGACCGGGTTGCGCTCCGGCGCCGTCTCCGTCCCCACCAAGCGAGTCGCCCGTGCTGCAGCTGCATCTGTGTCGTGACATCTTCGACCCCCGCTTCACGCTGGGGACGCTTCACGTCAACGGGCTGCCGTTCGGCTTCACCGCTGAGGACACCGACCGGCGGCTGGGGGAGCCCGGCGGGGGCGAGAAGATTCGGGGCATCACCGCCATCCCGCTGGGGACCTACGCAGTGGTCTCCACTTGGTCGCCCAAGTACGGGCGCATGATGCCGCTGGTCTGCGGGGTGCCGGGCTACGCAGGGGTCCGCATCCACAGCGGCAACGGGCCGGCGGACACGGAGGGCTGCATCCTGCCCGGCCTGCTGCGCGACCCCATCCGGGGCCGGGTCGGCAAGTCCCGCGCAGCGGTGGCGTGGCTGTACGAGGCCATCGAGAAGGCAGAGGCCGCAGCGGGGGGCGACAGCCCTGCGGTGCAGCTCACCATCACCCGCGCCTTGCCGGAGTAGCCGGAGGATGCTGCGGCGGGGGCGTCTCCACCCCTGCGTGACTCACGGGCAGGCACCAGTGGTCAGCCCACCCTCATGGTTGATGAGGATGAGAGCGCGCACCCATACGGGCGCCGCAGCAAAGTCTCAGCGGAGGTCGGCGGGGTCGGCCTCCTCCGGCACGTTTCCGAATCCGGGGATGGGGTCATCGAAGTCGGTGATGTCCACGTCCAGCATCTTGGCGAGCCCGCTGCGGACAGCAGCGAGGAGCACCGCATGACGGCTGACCCGCAGCCCGGTTTCGCGGGACAGCTTGTCTGCAGCGGCGTCGGCCGCCGCTTTCAGCAGCGAGGCCGCCGGGGTGTTCAGGGTAATCATCCGGCTGCCGCCGGTCAGGGGGGTGAGCTTCGCGTGTTTCACTTGATGCCTCGCTTGAAGTACCACAAGCATAGCCCGATAGCATCCCAACCGTCAAGGGTAGTACCGGGACGCACCGCCTGCTTCTCTCGCTGCGTCAGCTTGTCCTTGCTGCGGTTGGCGACGACCTGCTTGGGCGCCTGCCCCTTCCATGCGGAGGGCTCGACCCCGACCACCGTGGCGCCCAACCCCGCTGCGATGGCAGCGAGGCCGCCGGCCACGCCGCTGACCTGCAGGATGTCGTTGGGGTCTGCGTGGCTGCGGGGGTACACCACTTGGTCCTCGATGATGACGGTGATGGCCCCGGCGGGGTGCGGGGCGTCGGCCAGCTGGTCGAGCAGGGGTGCCCACACCCGGAAGGCTACCCGCCCCCACGCAGCGGGGCCTCGCCCGCCTCCGGGGAAGCTGGTGGTGTACGCATCCACCAGCACGCCGTCGTGGAACACGGCTACCCCTACGTCGTGCAGGGCGGGGTCGAAGCCGATGGTAATCATGCCCGTGCCCCTCGTGCCGCCAGCCGCTGCTTCAGGCTCTGCTTGGCCGCCGGGGCCGCCGGGGCCGCCGGGGCCGCCGGGGTGGGCGTCCAGACCTGCAGCACCCCCTCCGCAGAGACGATGCGCTTGGCGGACTTCGACCAGCGGTCCATCGCCTCGACCTCGACCGACACCGGCACGTCGGGCATGAAGTGCGCCATCGCCTCGACCATCACCACGCTGAGGCGCTCTGCGGCGGCGTGGACCTGAGCCAGCGGGGCCGACAGCAGGAACTCGTCATGCACGAAGGCGTGCGGCAGGCACCCATACAGAGCCGTGCCGGGCATCAGGCACTCCCGCACGATGCGGCCCATCGCCCGCTTGGCCCCATCAGCGGCCAAGCCTTGGAAGTAGGTGTTGCAGCCGCTGGTGTACCGGCACCCGCCGCGCACTCGGCCGCTGCGGAGCTGCTCGATGCTGAAGGACTCAGCGGCGCCGGCCATCCGGGCGACGTGCTGGAAGTAGTCCTGCATCTCGGGATACCAGCCCAGCCAGCGGTGCTTGAGGTCGGCCGCCTCCTCACGGGCGATGATGACGTTGTAGGTCGTGCGGGCGTACTCCACGAAGGCGTCGGGGCCAAGGCCCCCCGGCAGGCCGAAGTTTGCGGCCTTGCTGAGCTGCCGCATGTCCTTGGCGACTACATCCCCCGCCTTGTACCGGGCGACCGCCTCCTCGTAGCTGATGCCCATGAGGTCCGCTGCGGTGGCCAGATGCGGGTCGCGGCCGGCTCGGATGGTGTCGGCCAGCTTGGAGTACCCAAAGAGGTCGAGGCAGACCTGCGCAAGCGCCACCAGCTCCACGAAGGAGTAGTCGGCATCCACGAAGGCGTGACCGGCCGGGGGTCGGAACATCTCGCGGATGCCGCCCCTCCGGGGCATCTGCTGGATGTTGGGGTTGCGCCCGCTCGTGCGCCCCGTCTCCTTCAGCACGTCGTAGCCGGGGTTGACCACCCCCGCCGAGAGCGAGGGCAGGAACGCCGACAGCAGCTTCTCTGCGGAGGCCACTTCCGACGCCGCCACCAGCAGGGCGTCTCCGCTGCTCGCCAGCGTGTCCGCTGCGGTGGAGGTCGCCCCGCTGTCGGTGATGGGCGGGGTGGTCCCCTTCGCTGCGTAGGCGGCCTCGATGCGGGCGCGGAGCTTCTTCATGTCCTTGGAGCCGTTCTCCCGCATGATGCCGGCTGCCCGGTACTGCGCATGGACAGTCTCAACCTGAGCCTGCAGCTCGACCTGCAGCTGGGCGGCGTCCTCCGTGGCAATCTCGATGCCGGTCATGGTGAACAGCTGCAGGGCGACGTGGGCATCCGTCTGCTCGCCCTCGTTCACGAACGTGTCGGCAGAGAGCTTGGGGGCCTGTCCGACCCGGTTCTGCGCGTGGAACACCGCGAGGGTCGCCGCAGCGTCCCGGAGGCTGTACTCGACCGCTGCGGTGGGGTACTGGTCGATGGGCAGGCCGTCCAGCTCTGCGTAGCGGGTGCGCCAAGTGTCCTCGCCCTTCTCCATGGTCACGCCGAGATAGCGGGAGGCCAGAGCGGCGAGGCTGAAGGAGGGCTGCCGCATGTTGTCGGCGGCGTCGTGGCTCAGCCGGCCCTCAGCGAGCAGGATGAGCTTGTCGCGGGTCTGCACGCAGCGGATGCGGCCGGCATCGAGGGCCGCAAACATCGAAGCGGTGAAGCGGTCGGGGTCGGGCGCCCACGTCAGGGCCACCCCAAGGTCGAAGCCGACGTTGGCGCCGACCAGAACCACGCGGGGGTTCTCCAGCCACGCCAGCAGCTTCGCTGCGGACTCGGCCGCCGTGACCAGCCATTCGTCGTCGCCCTCAGCGAAGGACATGCAGACGGGCTTCGGGGCGGGGACGCCGGGACCGAACAGGTGTGTCTCAAAGTCGAAGGCGATGTAGCGGGTGTCGGTCATGGCGGCTCCAGAAGTGGCGAGCCCCCCGCTGTGTACGGGACACGGCGGGGGGCTCGGTTGGGGTGGGGGGACTACGACAGGGCGTAGAAGTTGTGCTTGGAGAACGCGGCGCCGGCCTTGGTCTTGATGTCCTCGACACGGATGCGGAGGGTCGAGCCGGCCAGCTCCGTGCCGTCGCCTTCGATGGCTTCCATCACCACCGATTCGTCCACGTCGGACTCGGCGGCGCTGGTGGCGGCCACGATGAACGCCTTGACATCAGCGAGGGCCATGTCGGGGTAGCGGCCGGTCAGCTTGCACATCCAAGTGGCGGGGCTGCCCGGCTGGACACCGGCGTTGCTGGACTCCTGCACGTCGAGGTCAGCGACGAAGAACTCGTCGGTGCCGACCTTGGACTTGACGTGGCGGCAGGAGACGATGGCCACCGTGTAGGTGCCGGCGGTGAGGAAGATGCCCTTGCCACGGGCGGCGGCGGTGTTTCCAATGCGAGCGAAGATGGACATGATGTTGGTTTCCTTGTTGCGGTGTTCAGAGTCACCGGGGGCGGGATGCCTCCGGTCTGGTCCGGTGCGGGCGCAGATGCGCCCTACCGGGTCAGGTTGCGGGTGCGGGGCCACAGCAGGACCAGCCGCAGAGATTCGATGGTGAGCAGGAGGCCGCAGAGGGCCAGCAGCAGGGCGGTGTCCACTATGCGACCGAGACACTGGAGACGAGGCTCTCGTAGTCGCTGACCTTGACCCGGCCCGCGAGGAGGGCGGCCAGCGCATCCTTCCAGCCCTCGACCGTCTTGGGGGAGTATGCGCGGGCGCCCCGCACGGGGTCGGCGTCGTACCACGCAATCTTCGCTTCGCAGTGGGCGACCTGCTCAGCGACGAGGGCGGCCACGATGTCGGTGTTGGGGCCGTGGCCGGCGCACACCTTGGCGTACTGGTTGGCGTAGATGCGGTGCCGGACGTTCGTGTTGTCGTCTGCGTCCCGGAAGGCGCCCTGCTTGGCGCCGAAGCTGATGACCGTGCAGCGGCGGAAGAACACCGTGACACCGTTGGCGTCGGGGAGGTTCCAGAGCCCGTGCATGGTGACCGGGGAGGCGGGGCGGGGGAGCTTGGTGGCGGGGGTGGTCATGGTGTTCTCGTTCGGGGGTTCGCGGGAGGCTTCATCGCCGCCACACTCAGAAGATACTACGGTACTACTCCAGCGTCTATGGCGACGTGAAGATTTCCTGAAGATTTCTCCGGGGCGCGGGCGGACCACCCACTGCACAGCAACAGCTTCTGGCGTTGGCCCGTGCTTGTTTCGACGTAGCGCGCATCCTCCATCGCGGCCTCGATGCCACGCAGCGGCAGGGCGGTCCAGTGGATGACCTCGATGTAGACCTCATCCGCCTCCTGCCCCTCTCGGTGCGTGCGGCCGATGAGCTGCTCTATGGCGGTGCCGCTGCTCATGGGCTCGACCAGCAGGTTGGTGCTCCAGCCCTGCAGGTTTCGGCCGACGCCGTGGCTGTGCCGGCTGAGCACCAGCGTGCGGGGCTTGGTCGGCACGGGCTGGCCCGGCCGCAGCACGTCCAGCCCCATCGACTCCAGCACGTCCATGACGGCGACCGACTCCACCCACACCAGCACAGCGCCGTGGTCATGCTCCAACGCCTCGACCCGGCGAAGCGTGGCGTCCATCACTGCGTAGCTCACCCACCGGGCGACCTGCGGGGGGCGGCAGCGGTCCTCGATGGCCTCCCACGCAGCGAGGGCGGCAGCGGCCCCGGTGTTCGGCCGGGACCGCACCCACGTCTCCGCCTGCAGGGGGCTGTCCACGAAGGGCAGGCGCCGGGCGAGGATGCTGCGGACCTCAGCGGACCACGCCGCACGGGCGGCCAGCCACTCTTGGTCAGGGCCGCCGGCCCCCCAATCCCACACATAGTAGAACCCCGACTGCAGCTGGCGTTCGGCCGCTGCGAAGTCGGAGGCACGCAGGATTTCCGTGCCGTCCGGCAGCACCCACGCCCTCCGCAGGTCGCGCAGGGCATCGCGGAGCGCGGGCGGGGGGTCAGGGAGGCGGTGGGGCTCCAGCCGCAGCGAGCACTCCGCTGCGGACGTGTCGATGGTGCAGATGACGCCGGGGGCGCTGCGGAGGCGCATCAGGAACGCCTCCCGCGCGTTGGCGGCCTTGGGGAAGGCGGCGAGCAGCGGGGCCACGGCGCCGGTCTGGTGGCTGGTGGGCTCCCCGTGGGCGTCCATGACGGCGGCCCACGCTTCCAGCTCCAACCACTCGCGGGGCAGGGGGCTGCGCTCCCGCAGGGCCAGCTCGGACAGGTGGTCGAAGTCGGCCACGCTGCGGCTGGTGATGGTGCCGCTGAGCGCCACGAACAGCGTGGTGGGGTTCTCCTGAAACCACCGCACCAGCCGGCGGGTGCGGGCGGCTGTGCGGTGTCGAAGGTGGTGGCACTCATCCGCGATGATGAGGTCAGGGTTGTGCGCCTGCAGGGCCGCCTGCCCCGTGGCGGTGCTCAGGTCGTTGTACGACATCACCTTCAGGTTGGGATGCACTCGGAACACGGCGGACCACCGCTGCAGCTCCGTGCGGGTCTGCGGCACGAGCTGAGCAGGGACAAGCAGCAGGGGCCGCTCGACCCCCTCGATGACGCTGGGGGCCAGCAGGCTGATGAGCAGCTTGCCCTGCCCCACGCCGATGACGCCAAGCAGGCCCCGCTCCCGCTGTGCTTCACCAAGGGCAGCAAGCTGACCGGGGCGGAGCACAGCGGGGGAGGGGCCGGGCAGACGCAGGGTGTGCGCGTTGGTCGGAGGCGCACGCATCCCCTCGATGCGAGGCAGGGCGAGGATGCGGGCGACCTCCGGCAGCATGGTCAGCGCGTGCCCCGCAGGACGCCCACGGCCCCGCAGACGAGCGGCAGGGAGGCTTCCTTCCAGATGTTGCAGGCGCTGTCCACCAGCACGAGCGTGCCGTCAGCGGGGAGCGCCTTGCCAATCATGTCGGCCACGGTGCGCTCTCCCGCACGGAAGTCCCGCATGAAGGCGGGGCCGCCGACCGCCTTCTCAAAGCTGGCGACGATGGGCGCCAAGTACGCCTCCAGCGTCTGCAGCTTCCAGCCCGGCGGGGCCTGCACCACGCCGATGTCAACCAGCAGCATGTAGCCTTGCGTGGGGGTGGCGGCCGGGGCCTGCACCACCGGGCCGGGCTCGATGCGGCGGGGGGTCTTGGTGGTGGGGGCGGCCTCGACCGGGGCGGCCTTGGGGGCCTCGACCTCGACCGGGGCGGCGACCTCGACCGGGGCGGCCTTGGTGGCCTCGACCTCGACCTCGACCGGGGCGGCCTTGGTGGCCTTGGTGGCCTTGGTGGCGAAGTGGACGCCCGTGGTGTCCACCGTGGCCCCGGCAATCAGCTCCACGGCGCGCTCGACATGCGACCACGCCACGCGCTCCATGCCGCAGACGGTCCCGACCAGCAGCCGGGCCTCCTTGGCCGGCAGGGTGGCGCGCCCCGCTGCCGCCTTCTCGATGGCCGCCGCTGCGAGGGTGTAGTCCGCCTTTTTGGGCGGGCGGGGTGCCTGCGGGGTGGCGGTGGGGTCGGGGG